AGGTTGCCCCGCTTCAAATGATTCAGCTTCCAAAACGGTAACACCATCTTTGAGCATCATGGTCGACATAGTCACTTCCACTTGCTCAGTCTCGCTTGATAACTTTACCGAAGCGAAACCATCTTTTATCGCGTTAACGATTTCATTTAAATTCATACTATATTCACTTTTTAAATTTACTTTCTCTAAATCAAAAACCCCATCAATTGAGAAGCCTTTAACTTTACCTGTCTTAACGTAATCGTTCCAAATCTCGTCGTTGTTTACTTTCATAGCTGCAAACCACGTTCCTACTGGCTCGTTAAATCCGTAGTGTACCGACTTGTCGTGTACCTCATCCTCTTTTATCCAAGTCTCAACAAATGTCACATCCTCGATTTGTGTACCCGAATGCTCAATGGTTGAGTTGTTCTGATATCCTTGACGACTAAAATTTTGTTGCACTTGCTTAATCGTTTCCGCAGGGAATACGATATTAAATTCGTGGCCGTCTTGATTGCGATAAATTGGTTGGTTTGGTATTAACACCGCCCCTAATAAAATACGCTGTTCCTCGTTTATGGTTGCGAGTTGTATCTCTTTTTGTTGTGACAAAGTGATAAACTGCACTCCAATGGCAGGATCGGATACGAGTGAAACGGCATAAACGCCCTCGTTATCTTCCTCATTAAACATTACTTTGTAAGTGTCCATACCCTAATAACTGATTTTTAATTGTTTGTTATAAACTTTTTTTCGTTTTCAATCTAAAGATTGAAATACTTAACCCTTTTTTCAACTTTTAAATTGACTTTTTACCCCCCAAGCGTTGCACTTTGAATAATATTGCGGTCTAAACTTTGGGCCGTTGTCACATTATTTGCAACGACATACGCTTGAACTGGTGCCGCCTCACGATTGCCTATTGCTCCCGCTAATTGGTTGACACCTGTTGAGCCAACAACGTTGAACGATGGAGGAGTTGCTCCGCCGCCACCACCTGCTCCGCCTCCTAAGTTTGGCGCACTTGATCCGCTTGGATCGGTTGACATAATTTTCTTAATTTGCAATAAGGAGAATGCTCCCGCAAGTCCCGCTTGAATATATGGGTATGCAGGAAATGTCAAAGTAATTGGCGAGGCTTGAGCTGTTGTGTATGCGTTTTGCACCCCTTGATATCCGCTGATTGTAGCTTGCGCCAACGCTAACGCTTTACCTACTGCGGAGCCTTTGCCTGCAATCTCCCCAATTAATGCAAGTGTATTTTGAGCGATGTCGAGCTTGGCGTTTGCGACTGCTCGCTCTCTTATTTTTGTGTCCTCTGCGGCTTTCTCGTCTTTTTGCTTTTGCTCCTCTCTAATTCTATCCTCCTCGCTTGCGTACTTTTGCATTACTGCGGTGCGCTCAACTGCAAATGCGTCGGTCAAAGTTGTAGTGTCTTGACCTAATTTTGTTGCGAGTGCAATTTGGTCTTGATATTTTTTATCAATTGCCGCAATTTCAATTTCTTGCTGAGTCATTGTCGACTCCATTACTACTTTTTGAGCGTCTTGATTTGCTTTGTACAAATTATCAAAATCCTCTTGTATTCTCTCGGCTTTTTGCTTTGCTAATTCAGCCAATTCCTCAGCCTCTTTTTGTCTTGCTGCAAATCGCTCCTCAGCTAATTTTTTATTTAATGCCGCTTCAGCGTCGCTTAATTGTTTGCCGTGTGTGGCTCGCAAAACGCGCTCATCTTGCAAGGCTTGGTCAAGTTTCTCTTGATCGTCTTTGTATAGCTTTTGTTTATTTTTTAAATTCTCAAGCTCTAAGGCGTAGGTGTCTTTGCCGCTTGCTTTTAAAACTGCTATTCGGTTTTCGTTGTCTTTTACCAATTTAGCCAATTGCTCGGCTGCCGCTTCATCTCTTTGGTTTTGACGCTCTTTGGCTGCTCCTTGCTCGTAGTTTCCAACGACATCAAAGCCTTTTTTAATCTCCTCAATTGCGCCTTTAAAATCGCCTGCAATCAATTGACCTAATGCTTTGAACGGCATTAATATGTAGTTTTTAATTACATTACCCGCTCCAAATGCATACTCCTTTAATTTATTGAAAACATTACCCACGTTATTAAGGGCAGGGAATGCCTCTTTTGCTGCGCTTACAATATCCTTCCAATTCGCTGCAATAGTTCCCAAAGCAACAACGAGTAAACCGATACCAGTTGCACCGATTCCCGCTTTGATTCCTTTTAGCGCGTCAACTGCAACGGCCTTGAGTTGCTTGAATGAGTCGCGGCTTTCGCCTAACGCTTGCAATCCTTGCGACAAAGCCATCGCGCTTTGCACTTTTAAAAGTGACTCCTCTAAATTTTTATTTTCAACACCTGCCAAATTAAGCGCACCTTGATACGCTGAGAAGCCAGCAGCAACACCCGACAAAGACGAGGTCAAAGCCTTGAATTTAGCGTCGGGATTAAACGCGTCAGTCAACGCCTTAGCGTCTCCGATTCGGTCTTTAAGTTCTCCCGCTCTTTTTGCAGCCTCAATGGCTTGAGCCGAAGTTGCTCCGAATTTATCTGAAAGCGCAGCAACTTCCGCTTGAGCTTGTTTAAGTTGTGAGCGTAAGGAACCAACCGCCTCGTTGACGTTGCCTTGTACTTTTATATCAATTACCTTCTCTATTGCCATTTCAGTGCTTTTTTAAATAGTTGTAAATAGTTGCGCGTGTATTCGTATCGCCCCTTGGCAATAGAAATCGTCTCGTTGTTCTCGTATTGCTCCGCGATTTGGAGCATTTGTAATATATTATTAAGCATTTTGATAAACTGGTATTTTAACTTCGGTTTCTACTCCATTTAAATAGTACTGCAACGCGACTGAGTCCTCTCGATATACACCTGTTGTGTTTGCTGAAATTGTCAGTTTTAAAATTATATCCGTGTCGTTGTTTGATGTCAGCGGATAACTTAAAAAACCACCCGACGCAACCACGTTAAAATAATCGTAATCAATTCGATACAATTGCACCTCGATATTTTGGGCCGTGTTGTCAATCTCTAAGCCTTGAATGTTTGAGTAACGTCTCGCAACGGCTCCTTGAATATCTCTAAAATCATTAATCAACTCAAAATCGACTTGGCCTGTTGTGAGGTCGGTTGTCATTGTGTTGATTAAATAGCGTTTATTTGACACCACAATACGATCATTCAATTTTAACGATGTAAGCCAATAAGTATCGAGCTGCGCCTTCGCTTTTATAACTCGCGTTCTTTGGTTGTAAATGTTAAAAATTGAGTTCGCATAATACTTTTGAAATAGACCTGTTGGCGCGCTGCTTAAATGCCATGTTGAAATTTCATCGCCCCAGTTAAGCGTTTGCAAATAGGATAAATCACTACCGCCTAAATTGATTTCGTTGCTGAAGCGTGGGTATTCGGTATTGGTGTCAAACGAGGTGCCATCGGTGTAGTATATCGGATCGCCTAAAAATTGCGAGCCGTTGTAATACAATAGCACTGGCTTTGGCACATACGGTTGTAAATTTATATTCCAACAAGTAGCCGTTAAAAAGTTAGTGTCGGTTGTGCGCTCCCACATGATGTTTTCAAATGGCAATTTAACCTCATAATTTGTAGTATATGCCGATTGCGGATTGTCAAAAATTAAATCGCCATAGTCTTTATTCTCTCGGTTACGATAGTTCGTATTTAAAACGTTGTCCGATTTCTCGTATTTGAATGATATTTGTCGAAATAGATTTGGCCTGTTTATCTCGATGTCCTCCGCTTCGATATATTGCGTTAAATCTACAACTCTACCCTCTTGATAAAATGCCTCAAGTGGCTGAAATAAAAATGTATTTTCGTTGATTGGAACAACAACCAAATTCATCGCTTTGACAATTGCAGTCACAAAAGCCTCAACGGTCAAATCGGGAATGTATCTACGGATTTGCAAATCTCCCGACGTAGTGTTGTCGTAAGAAAATGCAGTCTTATAAAAGAAACTACCGCTTGCGCCTATTCCTAAGTTACGTTTTAAATTTATAAATAAATCGTAAGTCATTGGAAGCTGCGAGCTGACTTGATAAGTAAATCGACGCGTCACATATTGGCCGTTTATCGTGTTCTCTTGTTGGCGATATTTTGAGTAATACCCCAAATCGCTATCGCCTTCCAAATCTTCGTAAGTTGCATATAATTGTCCATTGTCAAATATCTGAATGGTGTATTTGATTGTCGGATCGGTTGGCTCGACTTTTATCCAAGACTCTAAACGCATTGCGATTGGATCTAAATCAAATGAAACTGTACATTGTCCAAGTGCCAAATCAAATGCGGGAAATCCCGAGTCTTTGCTATCGAATACAGGATCTTGCGGATCGCTAAAAAAGTTAAATTCTTCCGAGTTTTTGCAGTACAAAAACAAGTCTTTGAATTGAGTATATGTAAGAAAATCGCCTGTAAAATTTAAGTCGTAAGTGTTTTGTATATACTCGAAAATTTTACTAACTCGAATTGCAGGAAATAGCTCGCGAATGTTAATCGCTCCAGCCATTGTACTGACATCGTTTGCAGTTCCTGTCTCGTATTCAAAACGACGCGTTGAGCCAATCAAAGGGAATTTTATATTTGGTCGCGTGATGTTGTCAACCTCGTCTAAATTGTACTCAAAATTAAGCTCCTCGTATCCCTCAAGAACGTTCAATTTGTCCTCCTTAAATTTGTCTTTAAGTTGCACCAAATTACCCACAAAATTAATCGTATAGCTCTCGATAAAATTGTTTTTCTTATTGGCCTTTTGCATTAAGAATTTACCATCACGGAATGGGATTGAGTCAATCTCGATGTAGCCGTAGTATTTTATCCTGTGATCAAAAGCGAAATCCACGTCGAGCGGATCTTCATCGCTTGTAAGTCCAACGGCTGACTCATACCAATGTTTGAAAATGGTGTTGTTATGTTTACTCGCTGGCACCGTAAACGTCTGAGAATAGTCGGTAAACAATTTACCGATATCGTTGAAGTTTTGAATTGACGATGTGATTGAAATTTTCTCATCGTTGAATAACTCAATGCGGTTGACCGCTTGGCCGTCGAAGTCGTAAATGTATAATGCAACCATTTAAATCACGTCGTTAATTAAGTTATACGAGTATTCGAAATCAATTGTATAATTGATGTTTTTATCTTTGATTCGAGTCTTGAGATTGGTCGATTTTGTCTTCACATTTACAGGTTTGTTGTCAAGTAAAACAGTCTCACTCAACATCAAATCCGTGATCACATTTGCAAAGTTCTCATCAACCCAACCTGTGTTTAAAGTGACTGATTGCTTGCCGCTAAAATTGAACGATTGAAACTGATTGCGCTGCGGGTTATAGTCTAACTCGTCGGGCAATAAGTGAAACGTTGAGTTTTCAGTTTGCAAACTATTTGTTTGAGCTTTAAAAAACGTAAGGAATTGCCACCCTCCAAATCGATTTAAAAACTCGCACATCACTGGCGTGTATTTGCCCTCGCAAATTGGTATCATTGTAACGGTTGGTTGTATCGTTTCTACAAGCTCGCTCTCAATTATTATATCATTGCCGAAATTATGGTTTGCAATATCTGCGTTTTTTGCAGGGATTTTAAACATATAAATATCAGCGTCGTTGCTTCCATCCAAAAGAGTGAATGTAGTTGAGGACAAAGTTCTACGATTTGTCCATTTAACCTCCGTAAGTGATTCCCCATCATGATCAATTAATACGTTAAAATAAGGTAGGTCGGCTTGAGCCAAATCCTCATCAAAATAATACTTAATATCGGGATTTGTCAAATAGGCAATTTTGCCATCGGTCAATTGATTGTAGCCACCCATGTAAGAAGTGAAACCGCTAACGCCGACAAAATTAAACTCGCGGTCAATATACCACGTTTTATCGTCTGCGATTTGGTAGTAAGACTCCGCAAAGACATAAACCCAAGCGTCGTTATTTTCTTGGTCGGGATAAATTTCGGTGTACGCATCAATCGGATTGATTTGCTCCGCTATAAACGGCGCGATGTTAAACACAATCTCATAATCAGTCGGAGAAGGTATTTTTTTCTCAAGATAGTATGTCGGTTGCGCTGGCATCGTTTCGCCTTTGTGCCAAATGTATAGCCGTATTTGTGCAGCGACTTGAGTCTCCTCGCGCACTCTTAAAAAATAAGGACTTCTAACGTTTAATATTTTCATTTACTACGTATTTTAAAAATGATTCTAAGTCAAGGCCGTATTTTTCGGCTATAACTTGGTCAAAGTTTTGGTATTCTAAATCAAATGCCGAGCGGAAAAATTTAGTCTCGGGTGTTCCTGTTTTATTTATTGAGCGAGTTATCGCTGCGACCATCGATTTGCGGCTTGTAAATTGTCCGCTCGCGCTTCGGGTGCCTTTCAATCCTTTACGAACCACCCACTTATCAATTGCACCTGTTGACGCATTGGCCTTGTACGGCGATTGCGGTGCCTTTCTACTCGATTGGCTTCCTGTTGTTCCGTAATCTAATAGCTTCCAGTAAGACTCAGCAAAGAAATCAAACTCCAACGAGTTCGGGTTTATCTTTGTTTTGAACGTAAGCGACCTCGATAGGTTTCCGCTTGCGTTGTGGGTGCCATATTTGCCACCGCGTTTGAGGTTGTCCTGCGCTCGCTGAACAACTGACGCGCCAAATTCATTGAGGGCCTGTTGAACGATTTTAGTTTCCATCGCAACAAACTGAGAATTGATCGTTTGGAACGCTTAACTCGATGTCGCACTTCCAACCGTCTAACGCATTTGTGAACGCCATAAATATCGGCTGCAAATTCGGCTCGTTCTGCAATTCGATGTCGTTCTCGTTGCGTCTGAGCTGCATTTTTGTGATCATGTAGTTGAGTATCGCGTGGCAGGTGTTTAGGTTGTCGAGTTCGTTGTCGTTGCCTAAAAATTTGTCCTTGATTTGCACCTTTGACATATTGCGAATGTCAACCACTGCCACCTCAAACGTGAAAGTCACAACGCCAGTACTAACGACTGACGATAGTACGTTGATGTGAGCGAGTGGAAATATATTTTTTTTGACGTTGTCGATTATGTCCGTGCCTTGAGTTATTGTGTTAAGAAGCGGCGCACTTTCGAGCGTGGTTTTTATGTAGTCAATTGCTTGGTAAAATGTTCGCATTATTTCATTTGTTTTTTAATTTGTTTGGCTTCCTCCAAAGACTCATCGATTAGGTATGATAGTAGCGTGAGTGATTCATGAAGAGGCTCTTTTCCCACATCTCGAACGTGGATTCTAAGTTCTCGCGACAATCTAACAAATGATTGATACCAACCCCAGCGTTCTCCAAAATTTCCTCCAAATTCAGTCCCTCCCTCGCTGCTTTGGCCTCCAAATGCAATAGGGTATTGCTCAACAATTCCTTGTTTAAAGTCCAAAAAAAAAGCATCGAGCCAACCACAATATCCATTGTGACATCCTTATAAAAATTAGCCTTGCTTTCGTCGCCATCGTATTCCTCGATTTCATAAAATTCGCCTGCCTTTCGTTTAATTGGTCTATAAAGTACCGACATTAATAGCGGTATATTTTCATCAGTTCCCAAGAGCGTGTCAATCGTTGCGTGTTCGCCGAGTGTAATCTTATCAAAGTTTGGAATGAAGCCGTAGTTAACGCCATTCATTTTGAACGTGCGAACGAGCTTCGGTTTTTGATCCAATACTTTTGCAAGAGTCTCAATAATATCAGTAAAATCATTTACAGGAATTTTCATCACGTCGGCAACAGTTAGGTTGCAAAATATCGCTACCATTTGAATGCAAACGAAGGTTTCATCGTCGAGGTTGTCCTTCAATACCTTTTGGTATCTCGTGTACTGAGACAATTTTATCTCGCTTAGTGATGTTGGAATAACTACTCTCATACTTATATAACTGAAAAATATTGTTTTGTTTATTTTTTGTACCCGCTTAGGTGCAAAATTTGGAAAAATTCATGTAATTATACCCTTTAGGTTATGATAACTTTTCGTGCTTTTCTTATCGAAAGGCCCATCATAGCAAAATAGCGCATCGCATCGATGGCGTGATTGTATTCTCCGATTGGGACATTTAGTCGCTTTCCTGTTTTGTCGGTGTCCCATGAGTAGTTGCGAAGCTCTTTTATTAGGTTGGTGCTTTGCTTAGTAACTAATAAGTTACGTTCCTGCAATACCGAAATCCCGAAATTGATTGAGTCGGCACCTTTTACAACTGGCTTGATATTGAAACCCGCTCGGCGTATTTCCTCGATTGACTTTGGCTCGGCTGAGTCCGCCCAAATCGGTAGGCGTTTGTCTTGTTTCATCAATCGAATGATATCCGAGTTTAAAAGCGAGGTCGAGTAAATCATTTCGTCGGCAATTATTTTGCCATTGTATTCGTATATTCCAATCAAAGCGGATGGATCATTCGAGTACCCAAAATCGAGGCCACACCCTAAGAATTTTGCCTCTTGAGGTATTGTATCTATTTGTTCCCAATTCGGGAACACAACCCCCTCAAGTGAGCCGAGTTGACCTAATCCGTAAACGTTATACCAGTTCGCCCAAAATGTTGAGGTCTTGGCTTTTTCTTTTGCTTTGAGAATAAAATTTAAGGCCGATTCGGGACACGCCTCGTTGTCTTCGTAGTTCACAATTAAAAAATCGACGTCGTGGTCGTTCATTAAATCGGTGTGGAACCAAAACTCGTTGACTGGATTCCAATCCAAATAGACCCCTTTTTTTGTACGCGAGGCGAGTTCGGTGTAAGCGTGGAATGTCATATTATTTGCCTCGTTCATGTACAAATAATCACGACGCGCGCCTCGTAGTTTTGAGTCGTTTTCTGCGCTAAAAAATTCGATTGCTGAGTTGTTGGCAAAGGTGTATTTAAAATCGGTCGCGTTCCATCGTTGTGGATTCCATCGACCTGTTAACACCATTATTTTTTTAAAGTCTTTTATTGCACCTCTTTTGAGGTGTGGTATCGACTCCGCTACAACCGAAATCTCGAGGAGTTCGGTCTTGCAGCATAAGTCAATAAGTATTGGAAGGATTCCGAAGGTCTTGCCCGCTGAGGTGCCTCCTTGT